CACAGACGGAGACGGATGCTTCCTCAGGGTGGGTGGCTACGACGAGTTCCCTGTACAGGCCCCACGCTGGTCCCTCATCAGCAATGATGTGTATGGCAAGGAAAGCCCCGGCTGGAAGCACCTGAACGACATCAAGAGCTTGCAGAGTATGAAGGAGGACTACCTCGTCATAACCAAGCGCCTTGGCGATCCCCCACTGGTAGCCACTGGTAACTTCAACGACATCAACTCCCTGCCAGGTGGCATCACCCACGGCTCTGACATAGGTGGTAACCAACCCAGGATAGAGGCACTCATCAAAGAGGGTAGACCAGACGTCATCCTTGAAGGCATTCAAGACATCAAGGAAACCATTGACGTTGGGTTCTTCAACCCTCTGTTCCTCATCATCTCCGGTGTAGACGATGCTAAGCGCATGACCGCTACAGAGGTGATTAGCAGGAATGAAGAGAAGTTTGCCATGCTAGGCAGGCTCCTTAACAGGATGTTCAGAGAGCTTAACAAGCCACTCATCGAACGTACGTTCAACATCCTGCTACGCCAGCGTTATTTCGACGCAGACGGGGACTTCCCCATGCCCCCTGAGTTGGCTGGTGAAGAACTTGAAATTGAATTTATAAGCATACTAGCCCAGGCACAGAAGGCTGTAGGCCTCAGCTCCCTGGACAGGTTTGTAGAGCGCTTGCTCGGGTTAATGAATATAGACCCAAGCGCAGCTGATAACTTCGACATAGACCTTGCTACAAGGCGCTATGCAGAGAACATACCTGCTGAGCTTATGCGTGCAATGGAACAGGTGCAGGGCTTAAGACAGCAACGTCAGGAGCAACAGACTGCCGCAGCAGAAATTGCTGCCATGGAGAGCGCTGCTGACATAGGCAAGACACTAGGCGACACGAAGCAGAGCGAGGCTCTGCAGGAGGTTGCAGGCGAGTAGGAGAGAGAAAGTGACAGAAGACGAATGGACCAGAAGCCCTGGTCACAAGTACGCAGAGATGTGCAGGGAACAGGAAGAGCGTGAGAAACAGATGAAGCTCAACCACGAACGCATAGTGGAACTTGTGAGAAAGCTCATGGACGGCAAGCCGCTCACCCCTGAGCAGGGCAGACGCCTTGTATGGGAGTTCTTCAGTAACGTACCAGTTATGAAGACAGACCCCATGACAGGCAACAGCCGCACCTATCACATCCTTGGCCAGCAACAATGGGCCAGAGAGAAGATGCAGTGGCTTAAACAAATGGACATAAGCCTCTACCAGAAGATGGAGAGAGAGGCTGTCTACAGAGAGACAACCAAACTAGGAGAGCAAGACTAATGGCTGATGAAGCAACCAGCGTACAGGATAACACCGCACCCGCAGACGCAACACCAGCATCGACGCAGGAACCAGCACAGCTTGGTGGTATGTTCGCAGGCGATAAAAAGGCGGAGTCCACTCCGACCAGTCCGCTTGCGTCAACGGAGTCCACTACGACCGAAGAGCCAAAGGCAGCAGAGGCACCAGCCGACGCACCCAAGGCCGAAGGGGCCAAGAGCTTGCTGAGTTCTGCTGATAAGGAAGAAGGGGCACCTGAGAAGTATGATGCGTTCAACCTCCCAGAGGGGTTTGGCGACGACAACGATCAGGCTACCCTGAGCGCCATTGCTAAAGGGATGGGCCTTACCCAGGCCGATGCTCAGAAGGGCGCAGAGTTCGCTGTTAAAGCTGTGCAGAACATTGATGCAGAGCTGAAGGCAGCACAGGAAAAGTGGCAACAGGAACAGGTAAACGAGTGGAACGCAATTCCTAATAACAAAGAACTGTCCATCCTGGCCAACAAAGGCCTGGAGAAGATGGGACTTAAGGATCACTTCCAACAGCGTGGCTATGACTTCGACTCTAAGCTCATGCAACTCGCTGCTTCCTATGGTCGCTCCATCTCAGAGGCAAAGGCACTATCTGGTGGTGATGCACCAACCACAAGTGCAAAGCCGTTATACGATCCACAAGTGTGGAAATAAACCATAAGGAATAAACACTATGGCTACTATCGGAACCAACTACACTACGCTGGCTGACATCGTTGCACGTACAGAGCCCGAAGGCTCCATCTCCCGCGACATCGCTATGCGCGTCGCACGTACCAACGAAATCCTTCAGTATCTTCCGTTCAAGGAAGGTAATAAGCCTGACGGTAACCAAATTGTACAGGCTGTTAAGCTGCCTACAGTGGGTTACATCAAGATTAACAAGGCTGTTACCAAGAGTAAGGGTCAGACCAACCAAGTCACTGACAACGTTGGTGTCCTGAAAACCTACTCTGACATCGACGTCGAACTGGCGAAGATGAACAACTACGACAGCGGCTGGCGCGCTTCTGAAGACATGCTCTTCGTAGAAGCTATGAACCAGCAGTTCGCTTCTGACCTGGTGTATAGCAACATTGCTACCACTCCTGAGAAGTTCCAGGGGCTCACTCCCCGTCGTGCCACTCCTGACACTGCCCGTAACAACGACGGCTACTACATGATTAGTGGTGGCGGGTCTGGTAGTGACAACACTTCCATCTGGGTGATGAGCCTTGGTATGGACGGTGTGTACGGTATTTATGGTAAGGGCGGCACAGCCGGTATGACCATGAAAGACCTGAAAGAGAAGCAGGCTGCTGACCGCGACGGCTCTCTGATGGACGTCTTCCGTACTGAGTTCCGTTGGGAAGTTGGCTTGCAGCTGAAGCGCCCTGGTAGCGCTGTCCGCGTTTGTAACATCGACGCTTCCAACCTGGTTGCAGAAAGCTCTGCTGCCGACCTGTCCACTCTGCTGGCACGCGCCACGCACCTCATTGAGCCTGGACTGGGACAGCAGGTCATTCTGATGAACCGCACCACTAAGGCATGGCTCGACATCCAGGCTAAGAAGGAAACCACTCTGGGTCTGCACGACGTAGAAGATACGTTCGGCCGTAAGATTCTGGCGTTCCGTGGCATCCCGATTCTCCAGACTGATGCCATCACAAATGCTGAAGCTACCGTTAGCGGTACGTTCCAGTCTGACATCTAAGTCGTTCACTCAACGCTTAGACTTCAACCAAAAGAAATACATCAAGGAGAATTGACATGGGTCGTCTCGACTACGAAAACGAACTGAGCGATGCTCAGGCAGTTACTACAACCGCAGTTTCCACTCACGTTATCGACATTAACAGCTACCCGCAGTATGTTGGTGGTGAGGATCTGTATGTAAATTGTACAGTGAACACAGCTTTTGGTGGTGGCACTTCCATTGCTGTGAAGCTCTGGACTGATGACACTACCACTGTCACCGACGGTGCAGACATCGTCTCTGGTGATGTTGTTCTCACAGCAGCTGCTACAGCAGGCACAGCCCTGCTCCGTGTAAACCTGAAGGGCCTTGCTCTCCAGCAGTACATCGGGTTGCAGTATGTGATTGATGGTACTATGTCAGCAGGTGCTGTTGACAGTAGGCTTGAAATCACTCCGTTCGTAAAGAACGTTGACTTGAGCTAACTAGTTCATTAGACGGGGGGACCTTCGGGTTCCCTCGTCCCTTCCCAAACCGCAAATGAGAGAGAGACAATGACAACGCAAATGGTTCTAGCCACCATCAACCTAATGGAACACCAACTCAAAGACCTCCATGGATTGGGTGGTAAAGATGTAGGTGGGCGAAGAGCTCACTACAAAGAGATGCTTGGAAAGGCACGTAAGGTGCTTGATAATCACATCAACGATGAACTGAGCAAGAAAGAGACTAACTAGGAGAGACTAGCATTATGGCACGTAAGAAAACAAACGCTATTTACGAGTGCGTACAGCGCTGCACCCAATGGATTGACGTAGAAGGTAAGAGCATCGAGAAGTTGTTCCGTCCTGAGAGCGAAGCATCAGACATCGGAGAGATGCAGATGGAAGTGCCGAAGGGCACAATTGTTCCCAAGCACTTCGAACCTGCTAACGAACAAGCAGAGCTCGACAGAGAAGAGCAGATGGAACACCCTGAGAAGTTCGTCAAGGACGACAAAGACCTCACTACATTGGCAGAGATTATGGTGAAGAAGGGGTTCTTTCCACATGCAACCTACAAGAGTGTGTTGCGTGGTGAGAACACGGTGAACGTTGTTGACAGGTTTGGTGTTGACATTGCAACCGAAGCCATCCAAGCCACCATCAAAGATAACGGTGGTCAGGTGGAACAGACTGACGACGCCAAGCGTACCCGCACCATTGCCTCGTTGGCAGTGTGTGGTAAGGACGCTAAAGAAACAAGAAGTAAACTTGGTAAAGCTCTGAGAGAAGGTGGTGTTAAGGGTTGGTTCCCTGGCGCTGCTCCTGAGAGTTTAGCACAGCTCGTGTTTGACAGCGGGCTTGCTGAAGGTTTGTGCGCTGGCTAGGCGCTATAATGCGAGGGGGCCCACCGTTCTGGTGCGGCTCCTTTTTTGTATAAGAATTGGGGTGATGCTATGAACATCAGAATGATTAGTGGAGCTAACAAGGCTAGACTTGAGAGTGTGTATAACATCCGTTACCGTGGTGTGCTCTACGAGGTTCCAAGAGGGTTTGTGTTTGACGGAGCTTCCATACCTTCTCCGTTCTGGAGTGTGCTGTTCCTTCATCCGTTCCATCACAAGGTGAGACGTGCAGGACTGATTCATGACTACCTCTACACCAAGGGCGATAAGAAGCTAGCAGACTCCATCTTCCGCTCCATCCTAAAGGAAGACGGATGCAATGTAGCGCAGCGTCAAGTGATGTACTGGGCCGTAAGAATATTTGGCCACGCCTACGCCAACGGCGAGAAGAAATGAAGATTGGCATAAGCCTTGCTCGCGTGCGCGCGTCTTAAGAGTACTACGTACTCTATAGAGAGTGTCTCTATAATAGGGACGTAGTCCCCTATAGAGAAACCTTCTCTATTAATTTATTCTATTATCTTAGTGGACTTTTCAACCAGGAGCCTAGTTATGGCTAATTCCATTGACATCATCAACCTAGCCCTTACCAGGCTTGGTGAACAGCCCATCAACGCCATTGACGAGGGCTCTGAAGCAGCTGACGTTATGAGCCGTGTGTACGACCTTTCGCTGGAGAGCGAGCTCCGTACATGGCCATGGACATGGGCTACAACCACAGCAAGCCTTGCTGCAATTGACAGCGAAACTCCTCCAGACTTTGCGGCTGTCTATCAGCTACCTGCTGATTACATCAAGATGGTAGAGATTATAAATCCAACCACTGGTGCCTATTACTACCGCTGGGAACCATTCAGACGCATCTTTGACAGAACGTCTCTGGAATGGGAAGTGAGAGAGGGCAAGCTCTACCTCGACTCAGCCACTGACTCCACAGGGAGTACTGAAAGTACCACCATCAAGTACATCAAGCTCCAGAATGACACAACCAAGTGGGACAGTAGCTTCACTGATATGTTTGCCTGGCGTCTGGTGGCAGAGGCTGCCCGCACCCTCACTGGTCGTACAGACGACGTCAACAGCGCTCTCTCTAACTACATCAGAGCACAGGGCATAGCCCGTGGAACTAACGGAGCTGAAACCCGCAGAGCTACAGAGATGAGCCGTAACTACATAAACGTACGTTCCTAGGAGATTGTTATGTCCATTCGTAAAACCATTAAAGCTAGCTTTGCTGGTGGCGAACTCGCTGACTCCCTTGAGGGTAGAGTTGATGTTAGCCGTTACAGCACTAGCTTTCAGAAGGGCCAGAACATGGTTGTGAGCAGGTTTGGCGCTATCGGCTCACGCCCAGGCAGTACGTACGTAGGCAAGAGCGCCAGTGACGGGATAGCCCGTCTCATCCCTTTCGAGTTCAGCACAGAGCAAACGTATGTGTTGGAGTTTAGTGATGACAAGATGAGAGTGGTGAAGGACGGAGCCATAGTCCTTACCAGCAGACGCAACTCCAACTACAAGTGGACTCTGTCTGGCAGCGGCGATAGAGAATATTACCTGGAAGACGCTACAGGGGGCGACCCAAACGTCCCTGGATCGCTCGAAGTGTATGAAGACGGGTTGTTGCTCACATCAAGCACTCTCGGCGTTTTAAGCGCTTCGGAGTGGGGGTTTGGTGATAACGATGGACTAGGCTTCTCAACGATATATGTACGCCTGTCTGACAGCACTGATCCAGACACCAAGGCTGTCAACTACATCACTAGCGATTATCAGCTTGACACCAACCTACCCAGCAGTGTGCTCGATGAGATGACGTACGCACAGAGTGCAGACACAGTGTTTCTCGCAGGTGCGTT